GTTGATCATTGAGCACAACATTGCGGATGTCTTCGTGACCCGTGATGTCTACGGCAAGTTGAAGCGCCTCATCCGCAACATGCACCGAGGTGGTTGATATGCAGGAAGTTATTAATGTTCTCGCTCCAGTTCTCGCTACGGCAATCGTTACCCTTGTCGCCCTTGTACTCCGCTCTGCGGACAGGTGGCTCAAGGCTAACGTTACTGCGCGGGAGTATGGTATCCTTGCGGCTATTGCTGGCACTGCAGTGTTTGCTGTAGAGAAGCAGTTCCTTGGGGAATCAGGTGAACTCAAGAAGGCACAGGCTCATCAGTTCGTTGATAGCCTTCTTGCCAACAAGGGTATCAAGGTGGACTACGATGCGGTAGACGCGGCTATTGAAGCGGCGGTATACCAGCACTTCGGGAAGTAGTGAACATGACAGGCTGTGGCTTCCTCCCCACAGCCTGTCCCTATTTCTGGAGGAGCGCCTGAATCAGCGCAGCCAAACCAGACGCAATGCCAGTAGCGATTCCTGCCTTCCACTTGTTGGATAGTTCCACAGTTCGGATGTCGGACTTGGCTTGCGACACTTCTACCTGACGAAGGCGTTCGTCAATACGATCTAGTCGGGAAAGTAGTTCAGCGCGGACATCGTTCACGTCAGACCTCGTTTCCGAAATAGCATCCAGTAATACTTTGTAGTTTGAAGTTGTCATAGTGTTGACTTTCGTGGGAAGAACGGTGGCGTTGGCGGTGTCACCTCTGGTGGAAGCGTTGGCTGTGGCGGCGTGATAATACGTGGAGGTGCAACGATAGGATCTGGTTGCGGTTCTCCACCAACTATACCACGACCAGGTGCGCCGCGCATCTGATCAAGCGTACTTCCCTCATCTACAGTCTTTGGAGTAGGGTCAAGATCAGGCAAGATTTTACCAGTAGGATCTGGCGTAAGAGGTGTTTCCTTTCGGATGAGGAACTCTTTCTCCATACGTTGCGAGAATGCAAACGCCATGTACTCAGCGCCGTTGTCATTTGCAATCCACTGTTGCGCAACAAGTGTGAGATCTCTTGCAATGTTAACTGGATGATCTGCAATGTACACGGTCAAGTCATCACCAACAGTGTATCCATCAAATGGAGTAATCCAGTTCGGCTTGATGTTTACCTCTAGCGTCCATAGCCGATCAGGGTGCGTGTTGTATCGGAACTGCGCGGAGTAATCAATCTCGTTACGCTCTTCGTTTGTCACCTCAATGCGCTGAATGAGAAGGTACTCGCCGTAAAGACTTGCATCAGTGTCGCCATTGTAAGGGCTGCTTGTAAGGCTTGAGCCGATGTTAGATCGGTTGATGACCGATGCGCGGGTAGACATCTGATCAAGGTTGTCGCTGAGTTTATACTGCTTCACATTCACACCGTACTGCAGCCACCACCCTGGCTTGACGATGTCGGTAAGCGTAAGGTGGCGATAGCGAAGCCCCACGTTCATGGTGTCAATGGCTGCTGCTGGCAAGCCAATGTTTGGGTTCTCAAGAATAACCTTGTTGGTTGTTCCCGCCATGAGTAGGTCCGCAAAGGCAGAGATAGCATCAAGGCAGTTCTGCCCAGAAACCTGAATGCTCTTGGTCGTGGACGACGTAGCAGATGAAGACGGGTTAGACACAGAGTAATCCCTAAAGAGATCGGTCGGCGACTCCCCCCAGCCCAAGTCAATCACCGACTTCGCTAGAGTGGCAGTAGCAGTCCCCGTCCACGCGCTTGCGGTTGACGCTGACTTAACCTTGAGGGTAGTGCTAGTTGTAGCGGTCACTGTTGATAGCGTGCAGTCTAACCCAGTCGTCCCGACCACGGTAACGACATCTCCAGTACGGAACGGGTGTGAGGCTGCAGTGTAGGTGATCTCACCAGACGCAACACTTGCGGCGGTAACCGTTGCAGTTCGCCCAGTGCGTCGCAGGATAGAGTCGTGTAGTTGCGAGATGGTTACAGATACGTGCGAGTAGGTTGCCCCCACCGTATCTGTGAAGACCATGCTGCGGTTAAGCATTCCTAGTTTATCAATGCCGTAGAAGAGCGTCTCGTTCCTACCCTCTTCCTTGCGGGTAATGAGTCCTTCGGTCATGACTCGGTAGTAGCCAGCCCACTTATCCCATCGGCAGATACGGAAGAAGGTCTTCTGCGGATCAATCACCTCAACCTGATCGTGTGTGTTGACTAGTGTAAAGAAGCATTCCCCAGCACCGTTGACTTGCGTGCCGACACCAATGTTCTTAGCGTCAAAGATTACTGCAATAGGCTTAGGATCAAACCCATTAAGTGACGTGAGGATAGAGTAAATCTCTACACGATACTTACTACGCGTTGGAGTCTGCGTTGTGGCAAAGTTTGTGTTACCCGTTAGCGGTGGCGGCGCGGCTGACGTGTTTGTTGGTGCGGTAAACGTTTGCGTCTCCGACCAGTCGCTGACCGCACCAGCAGCATCTGTTGCGCGCACACGCCATTTATAAATAATACCAGAAGTATAGTTAGTCATAGGAGAAACAAAGGAGATCGTTGTGGCAGTTACTTCTTGATCCGTAAGGGTAGTAGAGAAGTCCTCTCCGTCAGTGATCTGAATACCAAAGGACTTCATTGTGTCACCAGCATCTGGATCGTTGAAGTTGGCGGTGAACGTAATGTTTGCACCTGCCTGCAGCGCACCGCTGTTTGGGCTTAGGGTAGTCGGAACGGTCGGGGCTTGATTCGTTGTGTAGGTAAGAACAATGGTTGGTCCATCGGTGGCATTGGCGGCAGCGCCCTCACGGGTGTAGTACTCAGCACCCTGAGCGGCATTGATTGCGCTCATCTTCAGCAGCAGCCCGTTGTTAGTTAGAGCCTCCCCCGCTACACCCACCGTAGACCCCACTAGGAGCGACGCTGGCGCGATCTTTTGGATGAAAGGTAGAACGTCATACTCATGCAATACTTTGTTTGCCACGGTCCCGCTAAGGGCTTTGCTCGCAATAACAGTAGCATCGTAATGCGTGCCAGCCGTCTTGAGTTTAGTGTTCCAGTTCTGAGTGGTAGAGGACTGCCATCCCAGACCAGTACCTGGGTCTGAGCCTGGAGACTCAGTAAACGATACAAGAGATCGGTGGATGTTGACAGTCCTACTACCAGTGTTATGTACTTGGTTGAGCGTGCTGCTCACATTAAAGTAACGAAGTTTAAGTGTAGCCCCAGTGATTTGCACCGCGCCAGTTAGAGTTGTAAAGTCAATAGGGATTTTAATAACTGATCGGAATGAGTACTCGTACCCTTCAGTAACTCCTACTGGGCTAGATCGGTATACTCCATTCCAGACAGCCACGCCAGTTGAAACCTCAACCTTGCTGCTAGAAGATGTCTGGGGATTGAGTGTAGTGAAACCACTCGCGTCCGTTACGCTGGTATTAAATGTTGACGTTGCCACCTAGAACCACGCTTCTCGCCACGACAAAGTTGCCGTGTACCCCGTGGTGATATCAGCAAGCGTACTAGAATTCTGGATTCGCACTTTAACAACCGTTGGCGTTACCCCATCGTCTGAGTCTCTTGTCGGGTGGATTTGTCCAAACGTTGCACCAGAGTTAATGACAATGAGATTCTGGGACAGGATAGAAGAGATGACACTTCCTGTTTGCTCGCGGGTGTAGACAACCTGATCTTTAAAGTCAATTAGGATAGATCGGGTAATGCTTCCGTCAGTACCAAGTGTCTTGGTGACAAGGAGTTCTAGCGGGGTACCGTTTAGAGTAATAGTAATCTTGATGTCTGTTGTCTGGCTGCCAGTCGCAGTAATAAGAAGTTGCGGGTCAGCATCTGCTGCGCCGTGATTTGCTACGTTAGTGTTGGTATTAGTAATTGGAACGTTCAAAGAGTTAAGGGAACTTGCGTACTTAAAGGGATACTTCATTAGCCACGACAGCGAGATGCGACTAGCGTATCCTAGTTCGTCAGAGCCAGTAATGGTACTGTTGTCTACCTGAATAGCAGGCAACTGTGCTGGTCGTACAACGCAGTAAGCGGACAGCGATCCGTCAGGTGGGTAGTTGGTTACATCGGGGGTAAGCATTGTAAACTGTAACTTCCTAAACCCGTCTGTCTGGATGTATCGGTTTGGCAAGAAGCGCATTGCGTTGATAAGAACCTGCATCCGATTGTACAAGTCTAGTCGGGTAGCACCGTATACCCAGACCACAGCATTTAGAATGCGGCGACCCACGTACGCTTCCGTTGCGTCTACGCCGTCATCAGTAGCGCGAGACTCCTCGTAGCCGACAGGGTTAGATCCGCCAAAAGTAAACGCGTCTACAAGATATCCGCTAAGCGGCACGCCGCCACCAGCCAAACTTTGCTCGCCGACGAGAGAGTTTAGATTTAGCGCATGACCAGCACCGTCTTCAATAGTGACTGGCAACGATAGATCAATCATGAAATTCTTCGCATCTTGCGCAACTTGCCGCGCTCCTGCGACCATCGGTAGCGTGCGCTGTTAGCCAGTACAGCCAACTCGCTAATGCTAACGTTGTTTGCACCAGAAGAAACCTGCCACTGTTGGAAGGTTGCTCGGTTGATCATTAGTCGGGAGAGAGCCTCAGCCGTGCAGAAGACGCGAACGGCATCCTGCTCACGGGTTGTTAGCGTTGTCTCGGTTGCGTCGCTGTTCAGCAACGTATGATCGGCGTAGCCGTAGATACGAACGACTACTTGCTCGTAGCCTCCGCCGTTGTACGTAACTGGTAGGGTGTACTTCTCTGGTAGGCGAACATTGCCCTGCCAAAACGACCAGCCGCTTGATGATCCTTCTCCGTTATCGGGTGGCAACGTTTGCCACACCATCCCGTCTGCGGTAAGGATTTCAACCCTGAAGATATTTCGGAATGTGGTTGTTGGGTCAACAATCTTTGGCAAGCCAAACTGTGAGCCTAGTGTTGCAGCAGTCAGCGTTACGGTCTCAACTGCTTCGCGTGGCGACAAGTCAGATACGGCATTAATCCCAGCATTGATCAGATCGTTTAGTTCTGTATCAAGCCAAGTATTCCCGTCAACGTCACGAAGTTCTCGCCTAATCTGGATTCGGATATCTGCTCTAGTTGCCATTCTATCTCCTTATGGTCGCAGGGGGCTGCCCGCCAGCAGCCCCCCACTTCCTAATTACTCTCAGCCGAGAGTTGCGCCAGTCTCAACGCGGCGATACTTTGCGCCAGCGAGATCAAGCAACTTCGCGCCGAAGCGCATCTTCCAACCAGCAATCGCCATCTGAGCGAGTGGGTCGGAGTGATCCCCGCCTGGGGCGGTGAAGTATGCCTGAAGCGTCTGCGAGTCACCAACGGTGTACGAATCTGGACCCATGAAGTGAGCCGAGTACACGTTAGCACTTGCTGCACCAGCAGCCGCAAACACCTTAGCGTTTGACGAGACCACGAAGCGAACACCAGCGAACTTACCAATCTCACCAGTGATGAGAGGGGTGTTGTCCACGTACTTGTTAGCCTCAAGCCAGCCATTCGCGGAGGTATCTGAAATCAGATCGTACTCCTGGAATGGATGGATGATGCAGCGGTACGTACCGTCAGCAAAGGTTGGAACGTTGGCAGCCTTGAGAGCCGCAACGGTCTTCTTTACCAGCGCGCCGTCAAGACGGGCGGCAGCGGTGATCTGGTTTCGGGCAGTGACCGTGGTCAATGCGCCAGCAGCACCGATGATCGGAGCGTACGCAACACTCGTACCAGCAGCCAGAACATCGCGAACAACGAGGTCCATGGTCTCGGCAGCCTGACGCGCAAGGCGGTCAGAAGCAACTGAGATGAGGTCGTGTGGCGAGTCCAACTGGGCGAGGTCGGTGATAGAAAGCGTCTGACCGTACTGCAATGCGCTGAATGCGTCGGACGAAATGCTCATGCTCTGTGAGGTTGGCGGAACGCCTTCCCCAAGAACCGTGGTATTTGCGCCGAGGTCAGAATAGCGAGCGAAACGAATCTGGTTCGTGCCCTTTACAAAGCGACCATGAACGTACGCATCTGGGTTGGCGTGAACCAACCGAGCGCGGAGTTCCTGCTCAGCCTTAGCCTGAACAAGATCCTGAACGAGAACCGAAAAGTTCGTCGTTCCAGTATTTACATAAGCCATGATGTGGCTCCTTTACTTAACTATTACATCCCTAGAAAGGGATTACCCAACTTCTTCAACTCCTCTTCAATGTCTGCAATCGTCCGCTTTCCAGCGGGCGTTGAGTCCTTGCGAGTGTTGATCGTTGGCTTACTAACAACATTTGTTCCAGCGTCCGATGAAATACCCTTCTCTTCGTCCTGCTTACCCTTGATGTCAGCAAGGAACTTCTCAAAGGAGACTGCACGAGCCTCTTCATCAAGTCCTGCCGTATCAGCAATAAACTGGGCGTATGACGGGGCAGACGCTCGGATACGCTCCATACGGGCGTATTCCTTCGTCTGGTTTAACTCGGCTTCCAGGGTTGCTAACTTCACTTGAGCCTTCTCAAACTCGGACATGTTTGCTTGCTCTTGTTCAGCCTTCCACCGCTTAAGATTCTCTGCTTCAGTCTTAAAGACTTCTAGAGACTTCTGTGCTGCGGTCAACGCCTGGTCCTTACCAGCGAGACGCTTCTTCCAAGTGGCAACATCGTCCGCCTCTGGAGTGGCTTCAACAGCAGCACCTTCAACGGGGGCTACTGGCTTCTGCGACTCTTCGGTGGTCGTTACGACTTCTTCGCTCATCTGTGATTCTCCTTCTTATTCGTTCCTAAGGAAATCGCCGAGACTTTCTACAGCGTTCCCAATACCACTACCAGCGGCTTCAATGATGCCGCCTTCTTCTTCTATTGTATC